GGGTCCCGGGGAGTTCCGTCCTCCATCGTAGCACCGCCACTCGCGGTACGCACACGTGAGCGGGGTGTCAGCGTCAGCGTAGTCGGGTTGGCCGCGATGAACGCGGACGTGTTCCGCCGGTTCACTGCCAGCTCCGCCTCGCGGCTCATCTCCCACCCCTCCCTCAGCTCGCACCACGAGTGAGTCGGAACAGCCGCGCTCCGCCACCACTCGCGGCGCTCTCATCCTTGTTGTGGTACCAGTCGGCCAAGTCCTTGGCGCGCTGGAAGAGTGCGGAGTTGGACCGCTGCGATCCGCCTTCGGTGATGTCGACCAGTGTGGCGTACTTGGCCGCCTTCTCCGTCCACACCTCGCTCGCGGCGCCGTACAGCGTAGCGCTGCTGTCGATCAACGACGACAGCTGGAGGTCGGTGTAGTCGCCACCCTCCTCCGGATCATCGATCATCCGGCGCAGCTTGTTGATGTCGTCAACCGACGCCATGCCACTTCCCTTCTACGACAACGGCCGGGCCGAGTAAGCACCCGACCCGGCCGTTGTTGGTTCCGGAACTACTGCTGTGCCTGCTCCTGCTCTTCGGGATGCTCTTCGTCATCCGCGACCAGCCGGGCCACCAGTTCGTCCTTGTTGCCGGAGACGGCCAGCTGGCGCGCCTTCAGCTCCTCGGTGAGCTGATCCTTGGTCCAGTCGTTGTAGTCGTCTGGCAGCTCATCCCCCACGGGGGAAGGGGAATCGCTGTCAGCCGGAGCGGAAGCCTTGGCCGTGTTGGCCTTCGCCAGCTCGATGTCCCGGAAGCGGTCCCGATCGCGGAGGTACTGCTCATCCTCCGGGGACAGCGGCTTGGTCAAGTCGATGTTCCTACTCATCGGGAACCTCCCCTCAGCCCGCCGCGTACTGCGACGGAGCGGTGTAGGAGCCAGACGCGGTGACCTGCATGATGGCCGCCGCGCCGCGCTGCCGGACACCGGCACCGAAGCCACGCACGTAGTAGCTGTTGACCAGCGGGTAGTTGCTCTGGTCACCGGGGCGGAGGATCAGCCCGCGCAGGCTCGCGTTCGCGTGCTCGCGCAGACCGATCAGGTTCAGGTTCGTGTTGCGACCCTGAGTGGCGGCCGCCAGCATGTAGCCGGCCGGGATCAGGTTCTCTTCCACGATCAGCCGGGGACCGTAGTTGCCGACCACCGACAGACCCGCGAAGGTGTTGGGAACCTGGGAAGGCGCCGCGTACCCCGGAGGGATCAGCAGCGACTGAGACGACGGAAGGGAGCCGGCCGCCGGCTGGGAGGGGATGAAGTCGTACAGCGCCTTGACGCTCGCGGTCCCGTAGGTCTGGCCCGCGCGCCAGGTGCGGATGACGTCCGCCTCCTGCTTGTTCACGATGACGAGCATGGTGTAGCCGCTCTGCTCGTCGTATCCGTGCTCCGTGACCTTGGCCGTCAGCGCCTCGATGTCACCCGGGTCCAGATCCGTTGCACCCGAAGTGATGTAGTGCTGGTGACCGCTGGAGAACGTGGCACCCTTGTACGGCGGGGGAACGTCGCTGTCCCCGTTGTACAGCGGGTACACGTTGTACGGCTGGCCGGAGACCGTGGCCGAGCGGGTGTCGTTGCGGAACAGCGCGTTCATGATCCGGGAGAACACCAGACGGTTGTCCGCCTCCAGGACCATGTTGTTGACCGCGTCCACCTGCCGCGCGTCCGCGTCCGCGAGGAACCGGAACGTGAACCGCGAGGCGATGTCGTACCACTTGAACGGGTAGGCGAACGTCCGGGTGGGGACGGTCGGCCGAACCGCCTTCGGCACACCGAACTCGGAGGCTTCCTCGAAGTCCTCCGTACCCGGCAGCATGACGTCCTCTTCCACGGTGTTGGTCACCGGGAAGCTGAGGAGGTCCACCAGCGGCTGGCGCTCCGCGTTCCACTTCGCCAGCAGCGACTGGTAACCGTCCCAGATGGCGTTGAGGTCCTGGCCATCCCGAGTCTTGGTGAGGATGTCACCGGAAGCGTGGAAACCCTGCGGCATCGGTGATCACCTCCCCAGCCGAACCACGAGGCGACCCGCCTCGATAGTCCAGCCGATGTTTGCACCACCAGTGGTGGTGCTCAGATTTCCGTCTGTACCGCCCAAGTAGCGCGTGCCGGCGGTGGCCGCCGACCCGTCGTTGAGGGTGAAGTCCACGATCTCCCCGTCCGTCATCACGTCCACGATGTCGCCAGCGTTCATGGCGCCCACCGGGCAGATGACTCCGACGATGTCAGCGGCGGCAGTACCACCGATAACCACCCGACCACTCGTGTTCAGCGAGACCGCAAACACCTTACCGGCGTTGTGGGTCGTCGCGTTGTCCACGATGGCCGCGTTCAGGGGAGCGCGGAACCCACCGTCATACGGGTCGTACTTGTCGATGCGCGACAAGGCCTGCCCCTCTCTGGTAGTGAACCGTGCCGTTGTTCTGTGCTGATCCTACGCGACCGCTCAGAAACCCGAGCGACCCCGCAGCGCGGGGAACCGCTGTGCCAGCTGGGAGTCGTTGCTACCGCTGGACTTCTTGCCGTTCCCCATCGTGACGCCGGTCGGCGCCCCGTTGCTGCCCTTGCCGGAGGAGTCGTTGTCCTCCTTGGGCTTCAGCAGGTACGGGTTGTCCTCCGCCACCTTCTTCAGAGCCTTGTCGAGCCCGGTCACCTTGCCGTCCTTGAATTCCACCTCTGACAGGTCCGCGAGCCGGAGTGCGGCCTGCGGGTTGTGCCAGTCGTAGGTGTTGTCCTGCAGGAAGGCCAGGCGCAGCTGGAGGTCCTGGATGGTGGAGTCCTTGTCGGTGGACGCCTTCTCCAGCTCCTGCAACCGTTCCGCGCGCTTCTGCTCCTCCGTCTTGTTCGCGTCCTGGAGTGTCTTCAGCTCCGCCTGGACCGCTTCCATCTGCTGCTTGAGCGTGGAGTTGGCCTGCCGCCGCTGAATCGCTTCGTCCGTCAGAGCCTGGAGGCGCGCGTTGGCCTCCTCGATCGTCTCCGCCGGCTTGACGCGGTGGTCGTCGTTCCCGTTCCCGTTGTTGCCCGGCGATCCCTGCTGCTGCCCTTCGGTGCCGGTCTGCTGACCGTTGGTCCCGGAGTTGTTGGCGGCATTGGGATCGCTGCCGTTCTGGGTACCTTCAGCGCTCCCCTGGGCACCTGAGGTGGCCACCTGGCCATCACCCTCTGGCATCTGACTCCTCCTAGCATATACCGGATGTTGAGCCGGAAGTCTACCGGGTCAGTAGTTGGCGCGCAGGTAATCGTTGTACTGACCGGAGACCAGGTTGTCCAGAAACTGTTCTCTGTCTGGGGTTTCCGGCGAGACGTAGCACAGGCAGTGCGGGTGCGGCTTGGCCGGAACGTCGCGGACCGGGAACACGCCCGGCCCCATGTCGAATTTGTCGCGTCGTGCGTAGTCGTCGCAGATGTCCGGCCGGGGGTGCGATCCCGAGAGGTGCCAGGCCATCCCGCTCACCCAAGGCTTGTCCGCCTCGACACGGACGCTCGTGGCGTGGAAGGCGTTGTTGATCTCGGTGCGGCTCAGGCGCATCGCCGCGTACCGCACGCCGCCGGGGGTGGATGGATCGCTGTACCGCCGGACCTCCGCCGCGAACTCGCGAGCAGACAGCCCGCGAGCCAGCGCAGAGTTGACGAGACGATCCACCCTCCCCGACATCAGCACCCGCGAGCGATACACCCTGTCCGACAACGGGATCGCAGTGTGTGTCATCCGCTCCACCATCGTCTCCACACCGGAGATCAGCCCGCGCTCCAGGCTCGCCTTGATCACGCCGGCCGCGCTCGCGCTCCTCGTGCCTCGCAACAGATAGGCATCGATCTCCGACCCCACATCGATCGCAGCCGCTGCCGCGCGGGCTCGCGAGGCGGAGATTGTCCGCCCCAGCGAGTCCCACAGATCTGCCTGCGTCCGGAGGATGTGCCGCTTGACCGTCTGCAGCTGCTCGCGTCGGATGGCCGCTGACGTCGTATCGCGACCGGTGAGCGCTCGCAGCTGTGCGTTGATATCGGCTGCCGCGTCGCGCAGCGCCGCGAGTACCGCCCGGTCCGTGACGCTCTGCACCCGGAGATACGCCCGGAGCCACGCTCTCGGGTCCTGCAATGGACTACCCACCCAGACCCACCCCTCTCCAACAGTTCAGCCGCGAGCGGCCATCCTAGGCAGGCAGAGCAGCCGCTCCTGCAGCCGGAGAGCTGTTCGTCACGACGTTCGGCCCAGTCGCGCTGGCTCCGCCGGTGCCCGCCGGTCCGCTCGTGACCGTGTCAGAGGTCAGCTGGACCTCCTCCGCGAGCCTCGCGCCGAACGGGTCCGCGATCCGCGCCGCGTTGAGCTGTTCGTTGTAGATCTGGGTGCCGATGTCCTCTGCGAAGTCAAAGCCCAGCTTGACCAGCTCCGCTCGCGCCCACTCCGCGCTCGCGACACCCGGCATCCCCATGATCTGCTGGATCTCTGCGATCCTAGCCGCCCGGTCCACCGGCAGCGGGTCGCCCACTGCGCACGCGGCCTTGACTCCAGGGAAGTTCAGCGCTTCGTACGCCGGAGCCCACATCGTGAGGATGTCGTACAGCATCTGGTCCGACTTGGCGATGAGCTCATCAACCTTCTCGGCATTCTTCTGCAGCAGCGGACCCATCTGCAGCGCCAGCGCGATCCCAGACGACGCAACCTGAACGTCCACGGAGCCGACCGCGATGTCCGGTGTGCCGGAGGTCTCCTTCAGCTCCTTCCCCAGGTACCCCAGGTGATCCTGGAACGGGGTGACGGAGTTGATGCCCTCCAGCCGCTTCATGTCGTAGCCCTGCTGCAGCTGAACGACGTACCCCGGTGCGATCTGCCAGTCCAGCTCAGAGCCGGTGTCCGGGTCGGTCGGCGGCGGGCTGTCCGTCATGTAGACACCCAGACCCTGCAGCGCCAGCGCCAGGTCCTCATCGGTGACCGTGTCCACGATCCCGGACAGCACCGCCTCGAAACCACGCAGTTCCGCGGAGCCGTAGGGGTTGGCGCCTTCCCGGCTGTTCCGGTAGTGGTACACCGGGATGCTCTGAATCTGTGGTGGCAGAACGAATCCTGCCATCAGCGCCTGGGCCGAGGGTGAGTCAACCCAGTCGGTCGGCGGTACGGCCGGCTTGAGCGCGGTCGTGCCGTCCCGGTCATCCCACCCGTCCGACTCAAACCACCCCAGCCGCACCGTGATCGTCGGCGTGCCGCCCGCGCTGATCGGCGGGATCTTGTGGTACTCCAACCGACGCGCGATGCTCTTGCCGTCCGGGGTGTCGTACAGATCCACGATGTAGCACCCCACCACCCGATCCACGTCAAACGTGTCGTAGATGGGGAAGTACGTCTCAGCCGACAGCTCCTTCAGCGAGAGCCGCTTACCCGCCTCCTTGGTCGGGTCGGCGGTGAGGTGCCACAGCGCGTCGCCCCGCATCAGGAAGGAGCGCTTCAACCCGGTCAGCTTGGTGAAGAACTCCTCGCGGATGAACAGCGCGTTGAGGAACGCGCGCGCCGCGAGCAGCGCCTCAGTCCCAGCCGGCGCAGAGTCGTCCGCGTTGGTGGTGTTGACGGAGAAGTCGCGAGCGAAGTACCGCATCACCGCCTCGATCAGCTTGCGACCGGTGGGGATGTAGAGCGTGGTGTCTTCCCCACGCGACAGCTTCTTGTAGGTCTCCGGCGTGTTCCAGTACATGTCGTAGTACAGCTGGTATGCCGCGATCCGCTGCTGGTCGTAGGTGTCCGTGACCCACGCCGGCAACGTATCCACCAACTGCATCGCAGAGCTGTACGGCGTGGTGACGGTCGCCATCGCTCGCCTCCTGTCTCGATCCGTTGGGGTGTAAGCCTACCGGTGGACGGCCCGGCGGGACCTGGCGACGCTCCGTGCCTTCGGTCGCGCGGTGACCGCGCGCGAGGAGCCGGCGGACGTCCGGACCGCCCACGGCTTCCCGAAGTGGCCGATCATGAAGCGCCCCAAGGCTTCTGGCGTGTGGTCATCCTTCTTCAGTGGCAGCTCCGGCGCGTTCCGCCCGCGCTCAGCGGCCTGCTCGGCGGTCTCCGGGTACTTGTACACGTTGAACTCGTGGATGAAGTTGGTGCAGCGCCTGTGAACCGTGAGGGACGGCACGCGCTCCGGGTGCCCGAACTCCAGATGGGTGTTGCGGACCTTCAAGTGCCGGCGGATCAGCTCGATGCGGTCCTTGATCTCGACACCGGTGCTCGATCCCGTGGGGCGCAAGTGGAGTAGCTTGCTCAGCTCAACGGTCCGGTCCGGCTCCGCTGGGTCCGGGTAGAACGCCCGGATGGAGGAGGGAGCGAGCCCGCGCGAGCGGATCTCCTCTGCCGCCTCGCTCGTAGTCCGTTGGCGCTCATAGTATTCATCCACGATGTGGATTCGCTCCCCATGCGGGTCAACCTGAATCAACAGCCACACGGTCGGGTTGGAGAACCCGTAGTCAGCCGCCGCGTACGTCGCCCAGGTTGGGTCGTACTCCTGGTTCGTTACATGGATCTCCTCATCAAAGTCCTTGAACACACGGCCCACGAACTCTGTGAAGTCGGCTGCGATCTCCTGGTTGAAGGTCTCGTCGCTCATCTCCAGCATCATCGACAGGATCTCCGGGTCAATCTCTGCCCGCAGCTCCTCGATGCGCTCCGGGTTGCGGTTGACCGCTCCCGCGCGCAGCTGCTCGCGGAGTTCGTCAATCGCTTCCCGGCCACGTGGCACGCCTCGCCGGTACACGTAGGGGTTGACCCAGGACGGAGCGCGCCACGATGCCCAGTCGGTCGCCTCCGGGTCCTGCCCCATAGTCCACAAGTCGTAGAACCAGTTCCGACCTTCCGGCGTGGACCCCATGAAGCTCCACCCACCGAAGTCGGCCAGCGTCGGTCGGATGTACTTCGTCCACACAGACGGCTTGAGCTTCGCTGCCTCCGAGAACACCACACCCCGCAGCCCCTCGCCCACGAGAGTGGCTGGATACTTGGCGGACTTGGCGTGCACCTGGTACAGACCGCCCCACAACGAGACGGACATCTGACCGGTCTCCGGGTTGTTGTACGTCCCCGGGTGATCGAATGGGACCTGTAGCCGTTCCAAGGCGTTGAACAGTACCCGGAACTCCTTCTCAGCGTCGCTGTACTCCGGTCCGACGATCCAGTACTCATCGCGCAGCCCGGCCGCCTTGAGGGAGTCCATCCGCCCCAACGTATCGAAGGCGACCGGGACCAGCGCGTGTCCGCCCATCTGGGACTTCCCGGCACGACGGCCGGCGGACACGACCTTGTTGCGCGCTCCGTTTAGGAGTACGTTGCGCTGCAACGTATGCGGCGTCCAGTTGGTGGCATCCCAGAACTTCTGGTGCTGCTCCACACTGAGCTTCATCGGCGGTCCCGCCTCGCGCGGTGTCGGGGACGGCCACCCCGGATCCACAGCGCGACGCAGACGACCACGAGGCAGGCGGCCATGACGATCCGCCGCGCTGCGTCGTACTCCGGCGCGCTCAGGAACAGGATCGCGATCACCCACATCAGCAATCCCGGGAGCGACAACCACTGTGCCAGCGCGGATTTGGCCGTGAACAGCTGGGTGAACAGCAGCACCCCCACCATCACCTGGAGAACCAGGTTGTACCACGAGACGTCCGGCATCACTGCGCCTTCTTCCGCCGATCCTTGGCGCGGGCCACTTCCGGCGCCGGGCCGGGGTGTCCACACGAACCGGCTGACGGGTACGCGTGCACCCAGCCAGCCGGCGTGTTCACGATCCACTCGCCGCAACCGCAGGTTGCGTCGTTGCTCTCGTTGTCGATGTCCATCGCTGGCCTCCCTGGGCTCCTCGGTGCGATGGGCCGGAGTCTACTTGGAGCGCTTGCGCTTCCGCAGACTCGGGTACTTCTTCAGCACCGCAGCCCGCACAGTGCTGTAGCTACCCGCCGTGTCCTTCCGCGCCGCGTACGACAGTGCCGCGCGGGCTCGCTTCTTCGTGTCGATTGGGTACTTGCGCTGAGACGGTAGTGCGAAGGAGCCCTTGCGCAGTCGCTTCCGCCGCGCCGCCGTCATCTTCCCACCGCTCGATCCCTTGCGTACCAAGGGTCTCGCCTTCTTCCACTACTTCGATCCCTTGCCCCGCTTGGACTTCCGGATACCTGCGATCTTCGCGGCGGTCCGCTTGCCCAAGCCCTTACGCACCATCGCACCAGCCTTGCCGGCCTGACGCTTCGTCGCCATGTCCCACCTCCTTTCGTAGCAACAGATCCCGCTACTCAAGGCTACGCGTCGGCCCAGGAGACGTTGCCGCTGATGGACGATCCGGTGTCGCTCCGGTCGGCCACGGCTACGCCGGAGCCGTCCACCACCGGAGCCACCCAACCTGTCGAGGTCGTGCGGCGACGGGTGATGTTGCCCTGGATCACACCCTTGGTCTTGTCGCCGGTGCTGATGAACCCCTTCAGGCCGGTGGTGTTCGACTTCGTCAGCAGGTAGTTCCCGATGACCGTGCACTTGCCCCACGGCACCGAGATGTACGCGCCGGTCGGGTCCGTGAACGCTGCATCCGCCACACACTCGTTGCCGATGATGGAGGAGGCGCCAGCCGACTTGACGTAGATCCCAGCAACGGTCCCGGAATCGATGTAGTTGCTGTTGATCTGCACGCCATCCACGTTGTTGGCGTAGATGTGGTTCACCGCTCCACCGTGCGTCAGGTGGCAGCCGGAGATCTGCCACCCACCCACTGACAGATCGATCGAGTTGATGCTGCAGGACATGATCCGGCAGCCCCGGATGATGCCGTCCGACCCGGAGGTGGAACCGCTCGTGGGCGCCACGTAGATCCCCCGACCGCAGTCCTTGATGACGCAGTCGAAGATGTCGATGTCGTACGACCCGGTGAACGGGCCGGACGTACCAGCGACGTGCACCCCGGCCGCTCCGCCCCGGAGGTAGCACCGCTCCACCACGACGAACGCGGTGTCAGTG